GCATTAACATTGTAGTGTTCTCAACTGTCACACAATCACTGATTTTCCGTATGAAAACTTGCTCAATCAATGCCTCAGTAGTCCCTGTGAGTTTCATACTTATCTGGGGCAAGGGTTCCTTGTGCCTTTCCAGATAGGCTTCTATGGTAGCTTCCATATCTGCTTTAGACTGTCCTAGAGGCCAGACAAGATTCATTACCCGTCGCCCATATTTCTTGATGCTGGCAGAATCCTGTCTTCTAATCTTAACTGTGTGTGTCCATGTCTCAATATGAGATTCCTCTGGCTGATATATGTATTTATAAGTAGCAGCAACCTTACACCTAACTCCACAGATAATCCCACTCACGACACGACCACCAGTAACAAAAAGTTCTATTCTGTCGGTATATCGGTGCTGAACATAAACGGTGGCGAAATTTAATTTGCCATTAAAATCACAAAAACCTGTATCCCAGTCTCCACCTATGGAATTACATTGAGTTTCAGTCAAGTGATGCCCGCCCCGAAGTTCAGATACAACAGGTGCCTCCCATTTGATAACAGGATAGTTTGAATATAATATCGGACTAGCAGAATCATAGGGATCAAGAAACAATAAATCTGAGACAATCGTATCGTATCTATATTCAAGTTCCTGGTCGATTATCGTCTCTGACTCGGTGATGGTAACTTCACTGCGAATATCATTGTAAATCTCCCTCTCAGAGACTTCAAGGCTAATTTCCGCCATCGTGTCGGTGAATGTATATAAGCTCATGGATTCCTCGCATAGCGTGATTCATAGGTTAGATTCCCTTCTTCGTCTACATATAGTCTCCCCATGCAGGACATTTCGATATTTCTCATAGCTTCCAGGGTGATAATTTCCTTGACCTGCTCACCTTGAATAGAAGGGATAAGAGCACAGTTCGGTGTCACATTTTGCAAGCATGGATAGCCGTTATTACAGAATGCTGTAATACTCCAGATTGAAGAGAAATTCCAGCCCGAGAAGGTAGATTTGGTTTTCATCTCGGCAGTGGTTTTCCCTGTTCCCCCATCACTGATTGCTGTTCCCGATGTTATGGTATCCCAATAACAGGCTGTTACATCCCCATGATCATCTTGTAGAAACCCTCCTTCCGCAGTGCCAGAAACCGCACCTGTGGAGTAACAATTCTCTATGGTCGTATTATTATATTGTGCGAATCCCCCGATATAAGTAGGATCGCCTGAAGCAGTAACGCTACCTCTAGCATAGCAATTAGAGATTCTGCTAATTGCCCCACCTTCATAGGTATCATTTGCATAGCAAAACCCACCAGCTGCTGCATCGTTCATAGTAGCCGTTATAGTAATTGTTGCTGTTGAGTAGCTTTCACTTATTATCCCGGTATCGTAATTCTCACAGACAAATCCGCCTGCATAAGCAGATTCACCTGTAACTACAATAGTTCCTGAAACGGAGCATTTCTCAATCGTGCCCTCATTGATTACTACTATCGCACCAGCATAGGCATTATCATCCGTAGATGTGATATTGATTGAAACACTTGTTAATCCTAGATTCCGAATAATACCGGAATTGGCAAGGATGAATGCCCCTTCCTGTTCACCCCCGGCATTAATAGTTATCGTTAATCCATCAACTTTATATCCCTTGCCGTCAAGCGTGCCCTCAAAGTCCGTAATAGGCACGAAGGCAAACCCCGATGCATCTATATCATTAGCAAGTTCATAATCTGCGGTAAGGTCAAGTTCTATGTTCTGTAGATCATTGACATCATAAATTAAGGTTGCCATTAGTAAACTCCCGTCTCTGGATAGGAAATCATAGCAGCCTCGGCAGTATCTACTGTCCTTCTAGATGCACTCCAGCCTGCAGCATTGGCAATCTGGTTAATCGCATCTCCAGGGCTCATGGCAGTCTTCTCTTCATCATTCTGCTTTATGATTTGTCGGGCTAGTAAATCCAACCCATCGGTGATGTATAAAATGACCTCCTGCTTATTAGGATTAGGATTGACCTTGATAGAGGAAATATATCCGAAGAAAACAGGCTTCCAATTAATCCCATCATATCTCGCCCTTACTCTTACCGGAAGCCATATTCTCAAACGTTCATAAAGTGACGAAGCGGGATTGTAAATGCAATACTTCTGATGCAACCCTGCCTTCATCTTGATCTGAAGGTAACTAGCTGGTGAGTTGCCTTCCTCTTTTTCCTTGCCCCTGTTCAAATCCATATAGGCAACATCGTTGGAAATATCATCATCCCCAGCGAAAGTCGGCGTATCAGACCATTGTTCTGAGTCCCAATCCACCATGATTTCATACTCAATCATGCAGCACTTCTCCCATAGAAGTAGCCTTTATTTACCTGCCCGAATGAGGTACGCCTAGTGTCCTCACCAAGAACATCCTTAAAGACTCGTGCTAATCTTCTCAGTGTTACATCATCACCTGGTAACAGTCCGACATTCATTGTCATTCCTACAGAAGACCGCCCGATGTTCTGAACACCAAGAAACTCCTCCCCACCATGAGCTATAATCGGAACTGGTCTTCCTATCGCACCAGGGACTATACCACCATATTGCATTCCTAGAACTCCAGTTTCAGGCGTTTCATATTCTGCTGTTGCTGAACTCATTAACTTATTGATTCCTATTATGGCAGCAGCAGCTATCCCTATTCCAATAGCCAACTTCGCCCATCCTGCGGGACCTGCTAATCCGTGCATGATCGCAATGGCTGTGTTTATGGCTATAATGGCTTTTGCCAAGTTCCCTAATCCAATTAGAATAGCTCCACCTACCATCAGAATTGCTCCTATCTTCAACAAACTCACAACAAGGTCTTCATGAGTCTTAATCCAATCGGCAACCTTTGTAATCAGAGGGATGATTTTATCCTCTAGAAGTTTTGTCAAAATCGGCATCAAGGTTGTCCCAACGGCATCAGCTATCTTCCCGAAACTTTCCTTCAGTTTGGTCAGGGCATCATTGAAATCCTTTGACTTTGCAGCCGCTTCCTCGTCTATAATCCTTCCGTATTCATGGGCTTCCTCACGCATTTTCTTCAGACCTTCAGCCCCCTCCATAAATAAAGGAAGTAATTGAGTCCCCGACCTGCCGAAGATTTCCTGTGCCATGGCGGCACGTAAAGTAGGATCTTCTATATTTGCAATCGCAGAAGCTAACGAATAGAACTGCTCCTCTGGGGATAAGTCTTTCAATTCCTCAACGGAGAGCCCTAGATCAGTAATAGCCTTAGTCGCTTCTGGAGTCCCGGCAAATGCTTCTGTTAGAACCATCTGCATTCGTTTGATCCCGATTTCAAGCTCCTGTAGTGAACTCCCAGATAGATCAGCCATATATCGAAGTTCGGAAAGAGCAACCGTCCCGATTCCCGTCCTTTTAGACATATTGCCTATTTCCTCACCCAATTTAGCGGATGCGATAGTTGCTCCTATCAATCCCCCGGTAATAGCCGTGCCGACAAGCATTAACTTCTTGCCGAGGTCCATACATCGCTTCTCAACATTCTTCAACCCTTTTTCGAGGTCAGTTGTCTCTACACTAAGTTTTAGTAATGCGTCACCTAGTTGAATGCTAATTTTGCACCCCCTTATTTATTAAGTTGAAGGTTGCAATAAATAATAATTCGTGCTATCATTTGCAGGAAGATATGCCACAAGCTATTAATCTCAATAAAGATGTCCTTCTCTCTTTATATTATGAAAATGACCTCACTCAAGCCGAAATTGCCCAAAAACTTGGCTTCTGTAGAGATACTATTCGTAGATATCTCAAATATCATAATATCCCACTAAAAAGCTCCCAGAAAAGAGGACAACCCCCTAGAATCCTTGCAATGCTATCAAAAGCCAAGGAGTTATATTACGACCAGCAGTTACCACTTTATGAGGTCTCTCAGAAATTAAATACGAGCTTTGTCACTATTAAAAAGTTACTCATAAATAATGGGCTCAGATTGAGAACATCTAGTGAAGCTATAAGGCTAGCCTATCAAAAGCATCCTAAAATGGGATATCAAAACGGAGATAATCATCCTCGCTATAATGGTTATCGCACTTATGAAGTAAGAGGATATGTGCGAGTATATAAACCAGATCATCCTAGAGCCCGAAAGAATGGATATATTGGTGAACACGTTTTGGTTTGGGAAGATACACACCATGCAATTCTTCCTGAGGGATGGCATATCCACCATCTTAATGGAATCAAGAATGATAATAGACCCGAAAATCTAGTAGCAATGTCAGACAATACACATCGTAGAGTCTTGTCAGAAAAAGCCCATCGTATCAAACTACTAGAAGAGAAAGTTAGGGAATTGGAACAGTGCCTTAGGGATTCTACTAGAATGAATCTCGAATAGCTTATCATTTACCACCTAATGCCTTATTCCAGAGTTTTATTTGTGTGAACATTTGTTCAGGAGTTTGAACAGTTCGTTTCTCCCGTTTCTTGGGAAGGAAATCAGAAACCTTGAAAGCCCTCTGCTTTGGACCACGAAGGGAATTGGCTATAACAGTGCATATCAATGCAGCACGTATGTCTGCATTGTCTTCTCGGACTTGGAGGATTTTGCTCTGTTCCTCTTGTTCCTGATGATAAACTTCTATTAGAGCCTTCAGCTCAGACGGTTTTAACTGCCAGAATTCACTCTCTGTTAAGTTTGTGTGGAGCTTGCAGAAGGCCCAATATCGGATAAAGGGTTCTCCACCTCTTGGGCCAATGAAATGATAGCTTCTGTTACAGCTCCCATATTTTTGAGTGTTATCAACTTTCCGACATCCTCTAAGGTGAGTTCTGGTGATTCTCTAATCAGGCAAGCCCATACGAATGCCTTTATTATCTGTGGTTTGGGATCGGAGAAGGCCTCTTTCAGGCCTTCCCCTTTCAGAAGATTGATTCCCGTCTTTTCATAGAACTTGTCTATCGCATTGAGGTCTAAGCAGAGTTCCCTTTCTTTGTCTAGGATTATTTTAGCCATGTCCCCCTTTCGGAGAGGGGAGGCTTAGTCCTCCCCTCCATCTATATTTACGGTCTTGGAATGTATATCGTGTAGTGTACGGCGATCTTGCCTACTTCGTATGCCCTGATCTCCAACTCGGTCATGGTGTTCGCTGCCCCGATTGCCAGTTCCCCGGACTGTACTCCAGTTGTCAGGAGAGTCCAATCACCATTGTTGATCCTAGCCTCGATGGTGTGAGGGTTGGTCAACTGCGTAGCAGTAACTTTCACCCAGGTCGAAGCGGTATCAATTGCAGCAACCGCATAAGCATAGGTAGCATTGGCGAAGTTCGGGACAAAGTCCAGAGCCGCAGTGCCGGTCTCTTCGATACCCGTCAAGGTCGTTAGCCCAAGAGAAGTGTTGACTGCTAATGCCGGAATTCCTGAAATCTTGATTGTGGCCGTGAAGGCCAGTTTATTGTCCATAGCCTGCGAGAAGTCTATCCCGGTTACCATGCCATCAAATGTCCATGTTGCTACTATTGGACTCGATAATGTGATGATGACTTCTTTAACTGACTTAGCATAGGCATCTGTTATAAATGCCTGCTGGCCGAGTGTATCACTCCCGATGAAATTACAATCGAAAGTAACCTCCCCACCATCTCCAAACCCCGCAATGAACTCCTTGAATTGCGATGGTGATGTGTAATGAGTTGCATCAATCGTGTCAATCGACAGGGTTGGCCCAGAGATGTTTGAAACTTCTGCTATATCTTCCCCATCCCAGTTTAAGACTGTTCCGTAACCTGCTTTTGCTTCTGTCATATTAACCTCCTATAGTTTAATTTTAATCTCGAAAAATGTGAGGACATCATAATATCCGGGAATTTCGTCCTGTAAATCTTGCCCCTGTGTTTCCTCTCGTGCTGAAAGGATATTGTATGTATTTGCTCCTACTACTACTGGTGTGTATGAATCATAATACCCTCCTGTGCCTTGCAAGGAATCAAACAGGGCTCTATAAACCTCCCTTGCCCCGATAGCATTATCGTCCCAGCATTGAAACTGGACAGATGGACTTGCAATCCCATCTTTTATCGGCAGGGAGATCCCGCCTCGTGTAAAGAAAGTAATGTTCGGTAAGGTAGCGTTCTCCGGCGCACGGGGGCAGTAGATTCTCTGCCCGACAAGAGCCGTTATCGCTGCCTTTGTTAATAGATAAGTCCTCAGAATAATGTTTGTATCAGGTAAAGTCATAATGATTCTCCAATGAAAAAGCCTCCTATCCTGAGAGGCTTCTCGCTTTGTTTACTATTAGTATTTACTTTAAGTAGACAGCTTGCGTGATGATTCTAATTCTTTAATCTGCTTTTTAAGTGCCTCGATTTCTCTCTTTTGATATTTGATTTTATTTTCAAGATTGGTAATTTGATTGTGCCTTACATCACTGTTAAGCTGAAGGTTCTCAATTCTATTGTCATGTTTAATACCATTCTTATGGTGAACTATTTCCCAGTCATGTAAGCACCTGCCTAGAGACTTGGCTACAACAAGGCGATGCTCACGCACACAATGGGTAGAATTCACCATAGGGTAAAAGAAATCAGATTCGTCTAGCCATATCATTACGTAACCATCAGAATCTTTATGTTTGCCGCCTCTCCATGCTGAGTGGCCTCTTCCAGCCTTGTTTGCCCCATATACCCTTACTGCACACAGCTTGCAGACGTTGCCTTCAGTTAAGCCTCTTGGTTTACCAGTTTTAGGGTCTATTCTAACCCAACGTTTCCTCCCACAATATTCACAGGTACAATATTGGAATTTGCTACGTTGGCTAACATAGCCTTCATAAGCTAATTCCTTCCCAGTCCTGATGTCTCCTAGTTGTGGTTCCATACCTAAAGTATACCACAACAGGATATGATTATCAAACTATTTAAGATATTTCCGAACCTTATTGGTAAATTTTTCAGTGGTAAAGTTTTTATCTAAACTAGGTCTGAAATACGGACGTGCATTCATTTTTAAGGTTCCAATTTCCAGTTTGTCAGAGGAAGCCGCCATAGCCACTTGTGCTATAGACGGCTCCCTCAATACCTCCTTCATTAACCATTCGCTCGGCTCCACCTTCTCCACCTGAATACACTACTCCCATTCTTGAAGCCTCACCAGCGATTGACCTTCTGTTGTTTCCCGTCCTCCAAGGGGATAACTGCACAGAATCATGGGTAACCTCAACTACCGTGTCTCTCATGGCCATTCTAGAGGCTTCTGTGACGTCTTTAATGACCTCATCTACCTTGAGATTCAATTTAACCGAGACAGCCATCTTCATTTGACGATCTCCAAGTAAAGTTGCTTGTGATGGGACCCCATGCTATCTTCCCTGAAGACAACAGCGACAACCTGATATGTAGTGCAATCGAGAATCACTCTATCCTGTTCCGTCACATCTATGTCCCCGACAAATAATTCATCGTAGATAACGACAACTTCCTGGCCGATCTTAATCTCCCTGCCCTTCCCTGAAATATGCCGACAAGGTTCGTCACTGTGGAGAGTAGGCCATGTCTTAGCGGGGTGGCCGTAATCATCTGCTACCCCGGCGGTGAATCGCTGTATATTACAGGTGTCTATTAAAAGAGAATCAAAGCTCATGTGTCCCCTTCATCGGTTCCCAATAGGTCGGGTTCTGCCCAGGTTATCACCGGGGTCGCTGCATCCCCTGCCCTTAAACTAGCTGCCATTTTAAGCATCTTATCGGTTGTGCTCTGTGCGTAAGAGTAGTCTCCGATGTGTTCATTGTCGGCGTTCAGAGCATACGCGGCAGCCCAGCTTTCTAACGCGGCAGCAGAGGCTAGATTGACCGAACCCTCTGTAGTTAGAAATACCTGAAGCTCTGCATCTTCGAAGTGATAGTCAGCCGCAGTTTTATCTGAGATAATGAGCCTGATCTTGCCTATGTCTGTATTTAAATCATAGCTAAAAGACATTTATTCCACCTCGCAATTTATGATATAATATAGGTTATCTCTAGCACCCGCTCAACCATCTTCCTAGTTTGATTCTAGATATGGCGAGTCTAGCAATTTTCATCCGGGCAATCTTCTGTTTAATATATTCCCAGATATGTTCCAACAATAGAGCGCATCCATCCTCTTTCAAGAGAACAAAACCGTCTTCTTTTAGAATCTTACAGCTCATTTAACTCCTAAAGTGCAATAGAAGTGGACTTGAAGTCCAGAAATCCATATTTAGTTAAACTCTAAAGTGTGAAGGAAAGGGAGAGATAATACCACTTTCTCCCCACTCTTCAAACATAAAGTCCATAGCACCATCTAATTGCCAACTTACTCCATAATCGAAGCTTTGCCCTACAGAGCCACCAGTGTAAGTAGGGGAAGATTTATCCTCACTCCAGGTAACACAATTTACTCCAGACCCTCCAGTAATCCTAATTACAATAGCGTACTTGGT